AAAAATAGAATATATGCCAGAATGGTTAAAAAGACTGACAAAGACTGACATCCGCAATACCCTTGCCATTATTATAGTAGTTGGGAGCTTTTTGCTTTTGTATCTATTGCAAGTAAAGCCGATACCTGAGCAGAATCATGATTTAGTATTAACGGCTGGTGGCTTCATTTTTGGGGGTGCATTGGCTGGTGTGGTGGGTTACTATTTCGGAGCTACTAAAACGGATAAGAAGCATGACACCGAAGGATAAAGAGATGCATTTTTGGGCGGGTGTATCCGTTAGCATTGCGGCCCTTGTGCTATTCAAAGCTGTCGAGGTGCAGCATTGTTATCTGTGGGTGCTTACGGCTGTGGTTACGGCTGCCATCGGAAAGGAGGTTAAGGATTTAATGGATTACGGAAAATTCGACTGGAGAGATGCGGTTTACACAATCGTTGGAGGTATGGCAGGTTTTTTACTTTCATTCTTTTAATATGAATAAATATATATTCTTTTTGTTCTTTTTGGCATCATGTGCAAACCCTAATAAGTTGCACAAAATGATGGATAAACTTCCGGAAGCTACGGCGGATGAATGTGCGTATAGGTTCCCAATAAAGGAAACAATACAAACAATTACTGAAGTTGATACCGCTTTATTACATCAATATGAAACTGAATTTAATTACATGGCCATGCTGATTGACAGCCTGCTTTCAGCTAATTGCGATACGGTGCATATTGATAAGATCAAAGAGGTAATTACTAAAATACCATGCAAGCCGATCACAAAGGTCATCATTAAGACTCAGGAAAATACGGCGAAACAACAAGTAATAATTGATAGTTGCTCAAAGGTCAGCAAAGATTTAAATGATAAATTGGATAAGCAGACACAAATATCAAACGAGCTTACGGCAAAATTGAATAAGGTTAAGGGGCAGCGTAATTGGCTCATTTGGTTAGTTATAGCTTTACTTTTTTGGACATTCCGTAAAGTTATTGCTTTACTCATAAGAAGATGAAAAAAATAGACATAGCTCGTGAATACAGATTAAAGTATGGCATGGATATGCCAACATTAACGCTGGCCCGAATTATGTACAATGAGAATGTAGAGGCGTTTATGTCAGTCGATCATGCAAGGTCAACGTTAAGAGTTATTGAGGGTAAAGCTGGTAACAAAATGAGATCTGAAATAAAAGATAAAAGTTTATACATGACCGAAGAAAGACCCAAAAACCCGTGGAAGCTGCCAGAATCTGAAGAAACTAAATACGAGCCGTTTCACATTAAAGAAAAAAAGATAGCTGTTTTAAGCGATGTGCATATTCCTTACCATTCTATTACTGCTTTGTCTGCCGCCCTTGATTTCATACAAGCTGAAAAGCCGTCGGCAATCTTATTGAATGGTGACATACTGGACTTTTATCAGCTTTCCCGATTTGGCAAAGATCCGCGCAAAAGATCGGTTGCTCATGAGTTACAGGCGGCTCGTGAGTTTTTAGATGTATTGGCGCAATTCGGTGCAAAGATTTATTACAAGATAGGCAATCATGAGGAGAGGTACCAGCATTATCTGATGATGAAAGCGCCGGAGCTTTTAGGCGTTCAGGAATTTGAATTACAGCATCTTTTGGGATTAAATGAGCGGGGCATTGATCTGATCGGGGATAAGCGTATTATAAAGGCCAATGATTTAAATATAGTACATGGCCATGAGTTCGGTCAATCAATATTCAGTCCGGTGAATGTGGCGCGTGGATTGTTTTTGAGGGGCAAGGTATCGGCCATGCAAGGTCATAATCATTCCGTTTCAGAACATACTGAAAGCAACATGAATGGAGATATTGTGACAACGTGGTCACTCGGATGCCTTTGTGAGCTCAATCCGGCCTATCTGCCCATCAATAAATGGTCACATGGATTTGCAATGGTTGACTTATCGGACAACGGTAAAGACTTCCATGTGCGTAATTATCGCATCCATAAAGGTAAAATCTTATGACAGACGAAGCCAATATACATACTGAATTTATACCGGTTGATAATGAGCTGTTGCAGATTATCGAGGTTGAGTGTATGTTATTGGCTACCATTGCGGATATATGTGATGCTGAATATCGGACTTATGATCAAGAGATCGAGGACATGAATGTAATAAAGGGAAATGCTTACAAGGTCATATTTGCGGCCCAAAAGAAACTATTAAAATTTATTAAAGACTATGAACAAGGGAATTCCGATAATTCGAAAGTTTGAAGGGTTGAAACTTCGCGCCTATTTATGCCCGGCGGATGTGTGGACTATTGGATATGGTAATACATTTTATGAGAATGGTAGCAAAGTTCAGGAAGGCGAAAAGATAACATTAGATCGTGCGGATAAATTATTATTCTTTGTAGTTACAAAGTTTGAGGCAGAGGTTAAAAAACTTGTTAAGTCTGCAATAAATGATAATCAGTTAGGTGCGCTCACATCCTTTGCCTTTAATGTAGGGGCCGGCAATTTAGCTAAAAGTACACTACTTAAAAAGGTCAATGCCAATCCTAATGATGTGACAATCCGTGATGAATTTATGAGATGGACTAAGGCCGGTGGCAAAGTGCTGAATGGTTTGGTTACAAGGCGCAAAGCCGAAGCTGATTTATATTTTAGTATTTGAGCCGCTGAGGGATTCGAACCCTCATCTCCCTGACCAATCAGGGGCGTTATCCCGAGCCGGTATTCATTCCCGGTTACGCCAAGCGGCTATCCAACTGCCATCCCCTTTAAATTACTAATTACTTACTAAAGTTAATAATAATTAAATGGCAATATTTTAAACTAAATCGAATAATGTAGGAACTGATAATTTGTGCATCATTGCTTTTATGTAATAAATACCATCATTATAATATTCGCTATTCAGTTCAACACTAACTGCTTTTCTTTGCATTTCAATAGCTTTGTAAGCTGTAGAAAATAAGCCTCCAAATGGATCATCTACAATTTCGCCTTTCATAGTATATCTATTTATAAGCCTTTCAATAATATCAAATTGCAAAGGACATATATGTTTTTCTTTTTTAGAGTGTACTTGATTAGCATTTAAAGTATTCATTCTATTTACGTCTGTCCATACTAAATCATTATTAGAATGAACTGGCAATGTCATAAATGTAGAGCTTAATTTTTCAAGTTCATCAAGATCTTCACAAACCCTTAAATGTTCTTTAAAGTCGTATATTTCGCTTTTATTAAGCTTTTTCCATGCGGCTACAATCTTTTTTACATCAGTTTTTTCAAGTTCATCTTTTGTCATAAATCTGTCACCGCTTGATCTTTGATATGCATGAGCATCTAATTGCCAAAGTGCTTTTTTATAATCTGATTTATCTTTTTGCACAGGTTGGTCACCATAGGCGTTATTCATTTCGGTAGGCGCTTTCCTAAATAATAAAACATATTCCGGCAAACCTACGCCCATCTTTGTAGCATCTTTACATTGTTCAGACCATCCTAAACGGTAAGTCTGGTTATTTTCAGCTACCACATCTGTTGTGACTGTTATTTTACCCATAAGATAAAAACCATGTTTAATAAAATGCTGAACGGTTTGCCCGCTGAAATCTGAAATGGTTGTAAATGATGTTCCATTTTGATAACTATAACGGATGCGATCTTTAACGTGAATAGCGGCAATGCGTCCAGGTTTTAATACACGTAATAAATTAGGTGTTAAAAAGTCCATCTGTTTAAAGAAGTTATCATTACCGTGATTATGTCCAAAATCATTATAATTATCTGAATATTCATAATGATCTCCAAACGGTATTGAAGTTAAGATCATATCTACTGAATTATCTGGCATCTCTTTTTTGTCAGCATGAACAATTACAGTATCATTATTATAAAGAGTTACATTGTCATAAACTAATTTGCGACCATTTGCGAATATTTGACGTTCCATTTGTGATTTTATTATGTTGTTATTTAATCCGTTTTCTTTTACAAGTTCAATCATTTGATTGTTTAATTCAATATGCTTTGCCCACTTTTCCTTTAAAGTTTTTAAAACCTCATATTCATTCTCAGTATAAATGATATGAACATTTACAGTTTTATTTTGGCCAAACCTGTAACACCTGTGGATAGCTTGTATAAAATCATTAAATTTATAATCTATACCGGCAAAAATCATATTATTGCAATGATCTTGAAAATTACATCCCGAACCTGCAATTTTAGGTTTAGTCAAAAGGTACTGATATTTACCTTCGCTAAAACCTATTAATAATTCTTCTTTTTTATCATTTGGCAATCCTCCATAAACAGATGCATAATTTCCACCTCTAAAATTGCTTTCAAGTGTTTGCCGTTCGCTTTCTAAATGATGCCAAATAATTACATTATCATTTATTGATTCAGCGATTTCGCAAGCTTTATTTATACGTGCAGGTAAGCTATCTCTTTTTTCTTTACTAACTTCTAATAAAGACTTCGATAAATCTTTGAACAAAATAGGTTCACCCCATTTATTTAATGGCTGATCTTTTAAGTCGTATCTTATACAATGTTCAATGATGTTTAATTCTGGGAGATCATATCCGGTTGAATCATATCCTAAATCTGCAGGCGTATTAATAAATGCAGCCCATGTGCTAACCCATTGCCAAAATTCTTTCTTCTTATTTTCGTAAAGTTTAAGCTGGCCGGCTTTTGTGGAATCTCTTTGAAAGAATCTTGTAAGCGCATGGCCGCGAGATATTACACCTAAATAATCTGCATAATTAAGAATTTCAATAAAATCATTTGGCGTAGGTGTTGCGGTTGCTACAAACCTATATGGCACTTTCTTAAAATAAGATAAAACAAATTGCGTTGTTTCTGTTTGCAGGTTTCTTAAAATAGATGCTTCATCAAAAGATACGCCACAAAACAATTCTGGATTAATATCTCCTTTACGTACGCGCTCATAATTCGTCAGATATATCTGAATGTTTGCATTTTCAAAGTTGTCCGTATCTGTTATGTATGTCACATCGTAACCTGTTGCAAGTTTACGATTGTCGCGCTTAAATTCACCGCTTACACCTAAGGGACAAACAATAAGAAAAGGTTTGTTTGTTTTAATAATAAGCTGTTTTGCAATTTCCAGTTGCATAAAAGTCTTTCCTAATCCAAAGCTTGCAAATATTGCACGTCTGCCACCTGTAAGGCAAAAGTCAACAATATCTTTTTGATGTGGGAAAAGCTTTTCTGTAAATTTTAGATTGTCGGTTTCAATGCCAAAGTTTT